ACCGGATGGCCGCGGATTTTGGAGACACCTTTCTCAGCCGTTGGATTTTAATGGCTTTCAAAATTTAAATTTTGAAAGGGGACAGGGGTGGGGACAAAAGGAAAAAGGACAGATTGATGTGACGTTTTTACGCTCTTGTGGGCCCCACATTTGTCTCTTATTAACTACTTTTCTCTGTATACAACTTCCCCTGCAAGTTTCGGAGTCTTTTATTAGCGCCCTTGTAATTTGAATAAATACAATTCAAATTCAAATTAGGGTTTAATGGAAGCCGTGTTCAATCATTTGGTGGGAAAGAAATTGCAGCCCAAGGACGTTTTACCCGCCATTACTGCTTGGATCTGCGAGAAAGGCACAGGTCAACAACTCATTGACTGGGTGAATGGACTCGAGGGGGAGAAAGAGGCCATCTTTCGGGCCCTTAACTCCTGCTCAGCTGAGCAGGAGGGTGAGATGGAGGCAAACGACGATGGCGGGAGCCATGAGGCGTCTCCAGTACGGGAATGTGTACCGGCCGAACCTAATGAAGGCGCGGCGAACAGGATCATCTCTATATCCTGATAAGGGCTATCACGATGACGAGGATAGCCTTGACCCATTTGGAGTTGCTGGGGTCAGGAGGCATATTGATATGCCTGCGCTTGGACAGGGCAAGAATCAGAGGCATACGTCTAAGATTAAGGTTTGGAGCCTCAACATCAAGGGGGTTCTTCATCTTGCACAAGTGTCGACTACGGAGACTGTGGTGGCAGAATTCTTTCTACTATGGAGTTACCGACCGAACGGGGCGGTATTACCTGATTTCAATGAGATCTACACTTCTGGGTCGACGATGACCGAGGTGAGCAACTCTCTGATTGCGAGGATGAAGCATGAGAAGCTAGCTGAGTATAAGCAGCTGGCGAGGAAGAAGATAACCTTGGTGAAGCCCACCAATTCTTCGGCAGGCTCAAATCGAAAGACCTTTACGGTTCAGTTGAAGTTCAGGGGGAGGAACGCCAAGTACTTGACGTTCCAGGAGAATGCGACGTTGGGCAATTGGACGGATCTTAAGTCGGGGGGTTTCTTTTATTTTATTAGGTTTGTAAGCAGCGATGGGAATGCGAGGATGGAAGGACATGTATCTTCTCGAATGATATATTTCCATTAATAAAGAAGCATTTTTACATCAGTTCTTAATTGTTCTACTTCTAACACCCACGCACACTTCTTAACAAAATAATTAATTGCCTCTATTACATAATTAACTGAAATGACTCCTACCATATCTAAATAATTCATTAAATGAAATTCTATTCTACTTCTCAAAGAGGACGCTGCAGATGTCGTCAAGCTCGTCCAGATCCGACAGGTTATCCAGCACTTGTGAAGGTGCAAGGCTTTCCTGAGGTTGTGGTTGAACTTGATTGTGAAGTGGACCTGTTGGTCCTCTGACATATATGCGGGCCGAATGAGGTCGATGCTCACATATATTGGGTTCTTCAGACTCCAGGTATAGACGGCGTAGTTCGCTTGAGATGGTGTAATCGACTCCCCTGTGCGAGAATCCATACTCCTGGCAGTCTGGATTTATGTAGATGATGCAACCGCAGGCGCAGTTAACTCTTCTTCTTCTCTTGGCTGCCTTTGCTTTGGAGTGGATTATCTTCTGTGACCGAGAGGGTTCTTCTGGCATGTCGTACTTCCAATCGTCCACGCACTCTTCTCCTTCTGGACAAGAGCAATTCCTCTTTAAGGGATTAAGGGGAGCTTGTGGTGGGGTCGAAGAGTGGAGCGGAGAGAAAGACAAAGACGGCATTTCCTAAAGCCCAATTTTTCAAATTTGAATTCTTCTCTTCGTCCAACCACTCTTTATAACTGCTTGTAGGCCCAGGATTGCAGAGGAAGATTGTTGGTATGCCCCCTTTAACAAGTAGTGGCTTTCCATACTTCGTATTGCTTTGCCAGTCTCTCTGGGACCCACAGAACTCTTTAAAGTGCTTCAGATAATGCGGATCGACGTCATCAATGACGTTGTATAACGCATCATTGCTAAACACCTTGGGAGAGAGATCAAGATGTCCACATAAGTAATTATGTGGTCCTAAGCTTCTGGCCCACTCAGTTTTTCCAGTTCTTGTTTCTCCCTCAATAAAAATACTCTTCGGTCTTCTTGGCCGCGCAGCGGGATCACTTACAATATTAACACTCACCCAATCATCTAACTCCTCTGGCACATTATTAAAAGAAGAACTAAGATAAATACATCTAAAGGGCTCCGGAGGAGCCATAAATATTTTGGCTGCATTAGCAGACAAATTATGATACTGCGTATAAAAAGTCTTAGGATCCTTCTCCTTAATTATCTGCAGCGAAGCTGATGCGTCAGGAGCATTTAATGCTTCTGCGTAGACTTCAGCTAAATGCTGGCCCTGCCCCCTTGCACTTCTGGCATCGATCTGGAAAACTCCATGGTCAAGAAATTCCCCTCCCTTCTCAATATAGGTCTTGACATCGGACGCGCTCTTAGCTCCCTGTACGTTTGGATGGAAATGTGCTGATCTGGTTGGGGATACCAGGTCGAAGAATCGTTGATTCGTGCATGTGTACTTCCCTTCGAATTGGATAAGCACGTGGAGATGAGGCTCCCCATCTTCGTGTAGCTCTCTGCAAACTCTAACGAATTTCTTATTCGTAGGAGTATTTAGCCCTAGAATTTGTTCTAGGGCTTCTTCTTTGCTAAGAGAGCACCTGGGATAAGTGAGGAAGTAATTCTTGGCTTGGACTTTAAAACGACGTGTGTTGGGCTCTCGTGGCATTTTTGTAATTAAAGGGGTGTCTCCAGATGAGAGCTCCTGGCAACTTATCTATTGAATTGGAGACTGGAGACAATATATAGGGGTTAGAGTTACTTAGGGGTTGGGGGGCACGTGGCGGCCATCCGTATAATATT